ACGGTAGTTACTGAATCTGAAGCAAGCATTGTTGCTGTAACTGTACCAGTATCACCAGATGTAACTACAGTACCTGATACGTTAGGAAGTGTAATTGTACGATCTGCTGTTGGATCTACAACTGTAAGGGTTGTCTCATAGTCATCTGCTGTTGAACCTTCAAATGTAATCTGTGTATCAAATACACCAACTGCTGCTGGGGCTGACCATTCAACACCATATGTAGCAGATGAGTTTGCTGTAAGTACTTGACCATTTGTGCCAACTCCTAAACGAGCAACTGCATCGTCTGCGCTACCAACAATTAAATCACCCTTAGCATCTACTGTGCCTGCTGTGATGATGTTCTTTCCATTAACGGTCGCAGTTGATCCCTCAACTACCAGTCCCGCTTTTACTCTAAAATCTTTTGTTACGGTTGCCATCTTTTATCTCCTAGGTTAAGCCTTTAATCCCATACGCATGTAGCGTAGAGTTATCGGTGTAATTCCCCCTACTGGAACAACAGTTAATGAAACTGTGTCTCCAGCCCTTGAAACAGAGATGGTGCCAATATTCCCATCGTTTTCAACTATTCCATACTGACTAACAGATACGTCTGTTCCGTCAATCAATATAGACAATTCTGTAGAGTAGTACTTATTTGCACCACCTGCTACATATTTAATGGAAACCATATATTTCATTGATCGCCATTCACTTGCGGTAAAATTATCAAAAATTGTTGAGTTTTCAATTCCGTTAATTGTTGACTCATTGTTGCCATCTGATCCAAGATCGGTAGACCTAGCAGAAGTACTATCAATTAAGTCTACATAGTTTTCCTGAGTTGGTCTATCACCTGTTTGAAACAGGGCTTTTACGTTGGTGGTTGATATCTTTGCCATAGGCCTATTATACCATTATGTTAAAGAATATAGTTATTGATTCCAATGATTTGAAGTCCAATTCCAGGGATACCTGCAGATGCTCCCAACAAACCAATGTTTGTAAACCTAACTCTAAACGGAAGAATTTCAATTGCAATAGATGTTCTTTCATTTGGAAGAATATCTAACTCTGGATAGTCTTTTTCTTTTAAAGATGTAGTAAAAAATTTAATATCTGTAATTGTTGCTGTTTTGTTAATATCGTCTAATTTTACTACTGGATAACTTTTTGATTTTATTTTTGAAGGTATTAAACTTTTGTCACTTATAACAACAGATGCCATTAGGACTCCTCGTTGTTTGTAATGTCCTCAACTATAATCATTTTGCCACGAGCAACTGTCCATACACGAGTATCATCACGTAACTCAATATCAAATATATCACCAGTATTTAAACTTCTTGATTCACCAGATGTTAGGGATACTGTAAATTCTCCTGAGCCATCTCCAATTTCTGCTTCTGGAAAAATTGTTACAACGTGTGCTGCAGTATTACTGTCTATATCCCCTGGCACTGTTGGTCTTTTAATTTCCATCTCAATATCCCAATCAGCAATTGTTAGTGGGTCTTTATTGTCATCTGTCACATATACTCTAAAAGCCGCTGTATCGCCTTTTACGACTGTCCAGGTAACTGTTGGTGGGGTAGATCCAATTGAATATGCACTAAGCGCTTGATCTCTAAATGTAGCCATAATCTTATCATTATACCACTAACTAAAGCAATATTTAAAATATTTTTATATTTTATTATTCCAACTTGACCAAAAGGTCAAATTAGTGTTATAATTAATACATGCTACCAGTAGGTAGCATTTGTTCTCTAGGAGGTATTCTACAATGAGAGAATCAAATGTTTGGCTAGGGGTATTAACGTTGGTTATTTGTAGTACCGTTTTTTCGGCTTCTGCAAATGCAACAAATGAAAATAACTTACTAATTAAAGAGTCTGTGAAGTCTGCCACCCCCCAGGTGGCTTTTTTGGTTTCTAAAGACAAAATATTAGAAAAGTATGAAAATGCTCATAAATTAACTGATGGGCAGTTGGTTGACTTGTTAAGGGCAGTAGGCTTCAAAGGCAATGCTTTACGATCTGCATGTGCAATTGCTAAAGCAGAATCCAATGGAAGACCATTTGCTTTTAATGGCAACAGTGAAACTGGAGATTCATCATATGGGGTTTTCCAAATTAATATGATTGGTGAGTTAGGTCCAGACCGTAGAGAAAAGTTTGAACTAGATTCAAATGCTGAGTTGTTTAACCCAGTAATTAATGCACAAATTGCTCTACATATGACTAAGGGTGGAAAAGACTGGTCATCATGGAGTTCTGTGAATGGAACACGGTACAAAGAATGGTACAACAAGTATCCATGTAAGTAAGAGAAAAATTAAATAAAAATACCCCCTTGGATTTTATCCTTGGGGGTTTTTATATTTATTTAATATTTATAACTCGTACTATACTGTGTTTAAATCTTTCAGATGAATATATAAAACTTGGTGGGAAGAATGGTGGTACGAATACTGGGAAGAACGGAAAGAATGGCGGAAAGAATGGTGGTGCTGGTGGGAATGATGGTGGGAAGAACGGTGGGAAGAATGGTGGGAAGAACGGGAAGAATGGTGGGAAGAACGGTGGGGTAGTTACACTACCTGAAGGATCTGATGTTAAAGAATTTCCAATTGCGTTTGTAGCATAAACGGTATATGTTTGTGATGTGTTTCCTTCTTGAGTAACAACTACAGAAAGAGTTGATCCGTTAACTGTGCCAGTTTTACCATCGGATGAAGCCCATGTATAACCAGTAATTGTGGATCCGCCAGTTGCTGGTGCAGTCCAAGTTACTGTATCTGCGAGTGCTGCTGTTGTTACAGTTGGTGCTGCTGGTTTTGCTGGAACAGAAGTTTCTGTAACTATTACTCCAGCACTTGCAGAACTAAGTTGTCCAGTTCCATTTGCATTAGTTGCGGAGATTGTAAAAGTATAAGACTGACCTCCAAGAAATGATCCAGTCGCTGTTAATGGACTAGTTGTTCCAGCACTAGTAGTTATTGAGATAGATGGGGATGATGCTATTGTATATCCAGTAATAGAACTTCCACCACTTGCTGGAGGTGTAAATGTTAAACTTGCTACGGTATTACTAACCTTAGTTGCTACACCAATAGTTGGAGCATCTGGAACTGTAGTTGCTGTAATTGAATTTGAGGCGACACTTGGTAAATAAGAACTTCCTAATGCGCTATTTCCTTTTGATGTAAAGGTATAAGATGTTCCAGACTGTAATCCAGTAACAGTTAGTGGTGAATTACCAGTAGCAGTAAAATTTCCTGGAGTTGAAGTTACTGTGTAATCTGTTGCTGGACCACCTGTTGTGGGGGTAACCAAAGTAATAGTTGCAGCCCCATCATTAAAAGAACGAGATGTTCCAACGTTTGTTGCAGTTGGTATTGCACCATCTGGAATATCATCAATTGGTGTGGTATATTGTAACTTTTTTGATGTTAATGTTTGTAAAGATACCTTTGAAATTGTCATTGTGTTTAAACAAGTTCAGATCCGTATGCCGCAAAAGATATATTTGCAGTTGATGCATAAACCAAAATCTTATCTGAAGCAGCAAGGGTTACTCCCATTGTTAAAATAATGGTGTCATTTGCAGCAACTGTTGTTCCATAAACTAAATAATGTTTACTAGCAGTTGTAGCGTCTGCTGAAGGCCTTACAGCAACTCTAAAAGTGGCAGATGTTCCAGCCTGATTACAAATTACAATGCTTGAGACTACTGATTGTGTAGAAGATGGGACGGTATAAAGAATTGCCTCTGTTGTTGCAGAAGGATTTGATTGACCTAATACTTTATATGTTGTTGGCATTTATTTCTCCTCAATTCTTATTCTATCACACTAGCAACCCATAAGCATAAATATATTTGGGGTTGGATCTGAATCTGCTGCTACCTGTACCCAAGCAGATCCACTGTAATACTGAAGTTGATTTATTGTATTACCACTAGCATCTTGACGTACAAATGCAAGAGTACCTGCAGTAGGAGATGCAATTGCTGCATTTCTTGCTGCTGGATTAAGATAATTATTTATACCCTTTTTTGCAATAAAATGGTCTGATGTTGTAAATGATGAAAGATGATTGTGTGTACCAGTCCATTCAAAAGTTCCTGATATATCTGTTTTGCCAGAAATTTGATACCAAGTATCATTTGCTTCATTATAAATATATGCTGCTTTACCATCTGAATCAAATAATGTTGGCATTATGCACCTAT